GCCTCGCTGGGCAGCAGACGTTTCGATTGAAGCGGGGGCGCATCCTCTACATCGACGCGAGCAACTACAACGACATCATTGAATTTGAGGTGCAGGCGGACGACACCATACTGGATCGCTACGCAGCGAAGGCCGCAAAAGTTTTCCGTACCAAATCTGTAGACGGTTTAGATCGCGAGGGAAAGCGGCTGGGTACTTGTACCTACTGCGCCTTCAAAACAGCGTGTGGGGTAGACGTAGCGCAACCGTCTAGTCGGAAAACACCTTCCAGCGTCTCCAAAGCCGCCAAAAGATATATGGAGGTCAGGGACAGCGAAGAGGCGATCAAGCTGGAGAAGGCTGCTTTGAGCGAGGAGCTGAAGGCTTTGCTCGGCAGCATGAACATGAACAGCACTGTAGTCGATGGCGTCGAAGTCAAGATGACTACAGTCAAGGGACGTGAGAGCCTAGATAAGAAGGCTGTCGCGAAGGCGGGGATAGACTTGTCTCCGTTTACTACAGTGGGCGCACCGAGCGTGCGCCTGAACGTGAAACGTGCGACTTAAAAAGGAGCTGTGTAACATGGCAAACGCACTTGATACTTTTGTGAAAGGGGCGAGCGATCTCCCCGCAATGACGGACGACCAGTTAGCGGATGCGCTGGACCGTGCGAACGAGGCCTATGGAGTAGCCGACACGTCGGGTATTCAGTATGTAACCTTCTCTGGAAAAAGCGGAGAGTACACCATAGGTAAGTCGGGTGGGCATGACGAGGACGCCCTTTACCTGATCGAACCTCAATCCTTCATCGCCGGTTGGAAGTGTTGGAAGGGGGGCAAACCCGTAGGGGTCATAGAGTGGAGCTACTTCACTCCAGACCGTGCCGTCGCTGTGGACGATCTGGAAGACCACGGACCCTACGACGAGCGGAGAGGGGAAGGCTGGAAGCCGCTACTTGGTTTCGGCCTCGTATCGACGGATGGTGAGAACACCAGCTTGAAGTATACGACGACGACAATCTCTGCGTGCAACGCAGTCAAAGACCTCATCTTGGAGGTGGGCAGCCGTGCGCGGAATAAAGAGCCGTCCCTTCCGCTGGTCTACCTTGGGGCCGAGCAGTTCACGTCACGCGACGGTGACACTAACTGGAAGCCTACCTTCCATGCCGAGACGTGGGTGACCCGCTTAGCCTTCGCGGCGTTCTTTGCAGACGAAATGTCCTTGGACGCTCTCGTTGATGGAGAGCAGCCTAAGAAGAAGCGGGGCCGCAAATAATGGAGGGGGCCGGTAGACGTGATGCCGGTGTCGCTTCTGTTATGCGGTCACAAGGCGAGGACTGGAAAGCAGCAGCAGTATCAGTTGCTCTCCGGGTACGGGACAGCCGCGAGGAGTTCACTGGAGAGGACATACGCCTAGCCTGTGTTAAGGAAGGCATATCCCCCTCTCACCCCAACGCATGGGGCGGCCTCGTTCACGGGCTGGTTCGTTCAGGTGTCATTGTTGAGACAGGGGAGTGGCAGGCTGCAAGAAGCCCTCGCTCACATGCCCGAAGGATACCTGTCTATACACGTCCTTAAAAGAATTGCCCCCCAGCGATACGCTGGGGGGCAGTTCTGGTGAATTGAAAACAGGAAAGAGTTAACGCTAAGCATTGGAGGTCGCCAATACTATGCCCCTACATACCCCCAGATATAAGAAGGTGTCAACCCTTGAAGCGCTCAAGGTCGTACTGGATAGCGTCGGCACTGCCGACTGCGCCCTCGACTTTGAGACGACATCTCTCCGTCCGAAGGAGGGCAGGGTCCGCCTTGTTTCACTTTGTAACAGCCGGGTAAAGGCTGTCGTAGATTTCGACCAGATCAAGGGCGGGTTCAAGGCCGTAGCCAAATTATTTAACCGAGGGCAGTGGGTTGTCTTTAACGCCGGGTTTGAGCTTCGCTGGTTCATCGACGCCGGTTGCCCCGATACGACGTGCTTGGACGTTGGCTACTTACGACGGGCCATTCTTGGCGGGGGAACCTTCAGGCTGTTGGACATGGTCGCTTGGGACTTGAACGAGACGATGTCGAAGGAGCAGCAGACGAGTAACTGGGCAGCCGCCAAGCTGTCGAAGGAGCAGCTCGACTACGCTTTCCTTGACGCCTACAAAACTTTCCAGCTCTGGCAGCATTGGAGTAGCCGTGCTTCCGATCACCACTGGGGCGGTTTTTCTATGCTAAACGACATGGTCCCGGCAGTCATTGAAATGGAAGACGCCGGTATGAAGCTGGACGTTAAGAGGCATCGCGAGCTTTGCCTGCGCTGGGAGAAGGTGCAGGCTCAGCAGTACAAGGAAATTAGAGACAGCGTCAGCGTTTCGGATGTTGCCAACATACAAAGCGACAGTCAGTGGTCAGATTTTCTAAGCGCCCTCCTGCCTGACGCTTTGTTGTCGAGCTGGCCGCGAACCGAGAAGACGGGTCAGCTCAAGATGTCAACGGACGTCCTTCGTCAGGTGGCGGCTCACGTCGAAGCATCGACGGGGGAGAACCCGCTTAGCGATCTGCTCGACGCCTTGGCCGATTACAAAAAGATTACGAAGTACCTCAGCTCGTTTGGAGAGACGCTTATCACTAAGGCGGAGTTGTCTAGTGACAAGCGCGTCCATGCTCGGTTCAACATTGGTGCGGCGAAGACGTGTCGCTTTAGCTCTAGCAATCCTAACCTCCAACAGATACCCCGAGACAAAGAGATCATGGGGGAGGAGACGAGCGTCCGAAGTTCCTTCGTCGCTGGCCTTGGCCGCAAGCTGGTCACGCTCGACTACAGCGGCATTGAGCTTAGGGTGCTGGCGCTGCTGGCAGAAGACGACCAGCTCCTTTCGGACGTTGTCGAGGGGGACGTACATGCTGAGGTCGCTGCAGTTGTAGCCGGTAAAAAGATCAACAAGAAAACCAAAGAGGGGGCCGCCGCTCGCAACAAAGCCAAGGGCGTGTCCTTCGGAATTATCTACGGCAGCGGTGCGGGTGGACTATCGACAACCATGAGGACGACAGTGGAGAACGCCCAGCGCTATATCGACTTCTGGGCGGATCGTTACAAGAACGCTTTTAATTACCGCCACAAAGTTATGGACGAAGCCACCCGCACTAGATACATCCGGGTCATTGACGGCGGGACGATCTACATGGGCAAGAAGCCTGAGCTGCCCCGTTGCGCTAATTACCCTGTCCAAAGAGCAGCGCTTTCAATTATGGCAAACGCCATCGTCCGCCATAAGCGCACGCTGGACGCTGAGAGAGCTGCCGGTAGGCAGCGTATGACCCGTATGCTCAGCACCATTCATGACGCCATTATAGACGAAGCGTCTAGTCGCACTGCTAAGGATTGTTACGCTCTTATGGAGGCGGACATGATCGCAGCGTACCTTGACTACTTCCCTGACGCCCCGACAGAGAACCTTGTTGAGGGGGGTATCGGCAGCGGATGGGGATCAATAAAACCTATTGAATAGGTGTTGACGTCAGTGACTTATTCCTGTACTTAATGAAGATCAGTCACTAACGGAGGTTACAATGTTTACTCAGGCTCAGGACGCAAAGCGCTTCATCTTCGCAGGCAACGCTCGGTTCACGCTTACCAGCACCAAGACCAATACGTCTTTCACCTTCAAGATGAACGCTCCCAAGGACGATGACAGCATCCGCTTTGTCAAAGTCCTGAACGGCCCAGACAACTCTTGGAATGGCGACTGGATGTTCCTTGGCTTTGTTAAGATGCAGGACGGTGAACCCACCTCCTGTTTGCTTGCAGGCCGCAAGGGACGCCCAGACGCACCGAGCTTCAAAGCTCTGTCTTGGACGTTGGCGCAGATCAATCGGGACACTATCCCCGAGGCTTTAGAGATCAGGCACGAGGGCAAGTGCTGCAAGTGTGGTCGCGCCCTGACCGTACCTGAAAGTATCGACACCGGAATTGGTCCGGAGTGCAGAAAGAAGATGGGGCTTTAAGCCCCATCTTCCATTTTAGGAAGGAGATAACAATGTCTATACCAAGAGTGCGAGGCCGAAGCGATCTGAAGCGGCTGTTTAAAGAAATGCAGGACGGCGTAGGTCGCAGCAAAGTGTCATTAAGAAGGAAGCGGAAAATCTCCCAGTCCGCGAAGATAATGACGCTTGTCGATCTGGACAATAAACTTGCTGCGCTCAGATGGGCGGAGCAGATGGCGGACACTATGCCAGAAGGCATAGAGCTAAACGAGAATGGAGAAAAGTTATGAGCAACGAAGAACAACTTGAGCTGCCCGGTATGGAAGGGGTCAGCTATATCAACCGCACTGCAGAGTTCGACGCAGAGCTGGCGGATATTGTTAAGGACAGGGGGGAAGACTACGGGCATCCTCTGGACGACTTTGAGACAGCGTGCAAGATCAAGGACGCTTTGAGGGCTTGCCCTGATCCTGTGATCCGCCACGCTCTTACCATGATAGGTGTGAAGATGTCTCGGCTATGCACTAGCCCCGAACACATGGACAGCATCAAGGACATTGCTGGCTACGCTCGCACCATCGCTATGATCCTAGACGAGAGAGAACGGAGGAAAAACTATGCCGCGATCAAGTGCTGAACGGCAACGCGAATACGAAGAGAGGAAAAAGGAAGCTGGCTGGTCACGCATTGCCGTATGGGTGGCCCCGAAAGTTGATAGGGAGCAAATCAAGAAGTATGTCAGCAAGCTAAATAAAAAAGCGTCTTAATTAAAAAAGGGGGTTGTCAGGCACTGACAACTCCCTTTATAATCCGACTAGACGCAACATTGGAGGTCACCATGAATAAGCCAAACAGCAATCGCGTGTGTAGAGAGTGCGGCGAGCCTTTCTTAGGCCGTAAGGCGCACGCAGCGTTCTGCAGCACCACCTGCCGTAAGACGTGGAACAACCGTCGCGCCACCCGAGGCGCACAACTCTATGACGCCGTCATGGCTATGCGCTATGATCGTGAGAAGGCTAAGGAGCTGGGCATCGACTGGACGTTCGTTTGCCGTATGGCTGAAATGTGGAATGGTGAAGACAAGGGCAACGACGCCCCTCACGGCAAGTCTTACAAGAACCCATGCGATCTGAAGGAGGAGCTTGGCGCAGTGGTCAACGGGCGTTATGTTTGCACAGATAAGACTGGGAGACGGGCTTAGTCTCACCCGTGGGAAACTCCCAGTCAAAAAGAGGCCCCGCTGAGAAATCAGCGGGGCCTTAGTTTGGGGAGGTATCTGGTGGAGCTACGTTTCGTTTCTCGTGATAATCCAAGGCGGCGTTGGCTTGCTTCATCCAAAAGCTGACCTCTTTGTTAAACACTCTCATGCTGACATAGTGATCGCTCTGCATACAGACCAACTTACCTTGCGGAATTTTTTTCTGTACCCAATACGGCAGGGGGCCGACTTCCACCCTTGGGGGGATTACGGGGCTTGGCCTTGGGGGATTTAGGTAAGTGTATTTTACAGTCGGAGGCGGAGCCTCCACCAGCTCGGCAAATGTCGCGCAACCCCCTAGCCCAGAGATAAGTAGTGGCGCGGCCAGCACGGACAGGATTTTCTGCCAGCGCCTTCTGTAATGTGGTCGAGGTTGATCTAATCGCATTGCTCTGCTTTCTCAATGCCGCCATCTCTCGATTGCGATCTTTCAGTTGGTTGTCCATAGCGTGCATCTGCCGCTGGTGTTCCATTTTCAAATCGCTGATTTGCTTGATGGCCTTTTGTGTTTCGGCCTGCTGCTGAGCGTACTTCGCTTCCAGCTCCGCTACATCCTGCCACGCCGATTTGAGCAGCGCCCCAGAAGCTGCCAGAGCGGCTAACGCGACTACCAGCAATATTCCAAGGATAACTGTTGGCGACGGCATTCATTATTTCCCATGCTTCCAATTCATGGCGACACTCCCCCCCATATATACCATAACGGGAGAACCCAAGAAAGTTAACAACGCAATAATGACCGCACTGGTTTTGTCTACCCGGTCACTTACTTCAGGAATGAACATAGAGCAAAAGATGACGACCAAAGACAAAGCCAGACCCGCCACAAGACTGAGCCACGCCATACGACGTCGGTTCGTCATTTTGATTTCAGGCACTGGTGCTTGCTCAGCCATCGTCCATGTCCTCGTCTATATATTCAATTTGTAAATCTTCGTCTCTAGCCGCCTCGACTACAGCTTGATACAAGTCTGAATAAGCAGCACGAGAATTACCAATAGTAAAAGTATCTTCATTGCGACTGTGGCCCACAAGAAGACAACCGCTTGTATGGTCGTCAGTGTTGCCAGTGTGGATATAAATCCACTCAAACCCCGGAACATTTTGTACATGCAACATCCCTTCATGGAAGTCGTACCGCTCGGCGTACTTCTTCGTCATGCCCCCTTCGTCGCGCAGCTTGATGTCGTAGGTTCCTGCAGGGATGCGCGTCTCGTGCATCACCTTCTCTTCTTGGGGCTGGTCTTCCAACCCGTAGCAGAACTCCTCGTCGTCAAGGTACACCCGAGAAAGGGTTGCCTCATCGTTGTGGGCATAACGCCGAACGGTAATCATCATTGTTAAGTTTCCTTCTTAGTAGGAACTGTAAAGTCAACGGTAGTGCAAACTGCAGCCCACTGCTTAAAAGCCCCTAGCTGCTGGTGGTGATTGTAATACTGCTCCGTCAAATCCCTTGGAGGACATTCAGATACAGGCATAGACGTCACGTCGTAAGCGCCGTCGTTTGTAATTATAAAAACGACTAGCACCAAGACTTTCATTCTTTTACCCCTGTCGGAGGATGCTCTCCGTTGTGTTGCTTATTTAAGTGCGCCACTTGCGATTGCAGCACTTCGATCTGTGCCTGCATCGTTGCCATCTCCCGGTTCCTATGCTCCAAGGCAGCGACACTGTTGATATCTTTTAGCACGTCGATCTGGCTAGTGAAGACTGCCCTCTGGCTCTCGGCTTCATCTAGGCGAGCATCAAATGCAGCCTTCGATTTTTCGTAACGCTTAATAAACGCTTCTAAATCTTCCATGACCCTACTGAGGTTAGACTTTACGACGGCGTAGCCTCCTATGACAGTGGAGGCCATGATGGCGATCTGAAGAGCGTGAGATGCAGTTAGTTCCATAGCTACTCGTCCATTATGATCTTAACAGGGTACTTCTTCCCGTCGATAGTTTTCAACAACAGCTTTCCTTTGCGGCAAATCCACCGTTCTTTTCCTTTTGGAGGATCGCTTCGTTCGATGACCCTCTTGGCCTTTAAGCAATCGCTCAGACTATCCCTTGGTGTAAATTCCAAAAGCGATCCCGCCGTCGTATATAGGTGAAGGACAAACCCAACAAAAGTTTCCATATCACTTTCCGTTAATCTGTAAGTGCCGCTGCGCGTCTTTTAATTTTTCAACAGCGCTTCGCACCTCCATCATGTCGGTCTGCAAGCGCGTAATGTTGACGCTATTATTTGACCTGTCTTCGACTTTCGCCGTCAGTTTTTCTAGCTGACCGCTGATATGCTCAATTAGCATAAACGCCTCTTTCACCGCTGGCGATTGTGGGCGTTCGATGCGGAAGGTTGTGTTCTTGTCAATGTCAAGTTTCAAGGATGCAACGCTAGTTTCCAAATCCTTCTTTACTAACTGCTCAGAAGTCTCCAGCCGATTGAGCCGCTCTTGGATAATGAAGTACGAATAGACGCCCATGCCGACCAGCGCAATCAGACTGATGACAGTCTTCATAGGCATCTGGACGTTTGTGCTGTCGCTGATCTTTGTTGTCATCGACACACTGCCTCGACGCAGCGGTTAGCCCAAATGTAATATCCTACCGCCGCCGCAAAAATCGCAATGCCTGCCAGTTGAGCAAAAATTATTGCCCATCTCTTAATCGCCTCTCGACGTGCCTCCGCCTCCTCTCGCTCCTTCTTGAGGCGCTCCTCCTTTTCCTTTTTCCGCTGATCGCGGGTTTCGAGGATCACGTCCCAAGTTTTCTTTTCGCCGTGAGGCACGGGCCAGCGACGATTGATTTCATCAGCAAGGTCTTGGATGTTCCGTTCTAGGCGTTTCTGAGCGTCTATCTCATTAACAATAGTGGAGAGGTCATCCTCTCCCCCTCCATCTGCTGTCCGCTTCTGCAGGATGCTTTGGTTCTTTGCAGCGACGGCGTCCGTAGGCTTCGACGCAATATTTTTCTCGTGCGCTTCCTTATGATGCAGCAAGTCGTCAATGGAATGTGCGATTGAGGCGACATCCTTAGCACCCTTTAGGACGACCTTCGCAGCACTTAATGAAGCAGCTATCGTAAGAGGATCAATAGCACACCTGCCTACGGCTTAGTCGGCCACGGGTCCGACACGCCGTCTTTGCCTTGATCAAATTCATTCCATTGATTTTGAAAACTAACCGGGTTAGAGATCGTAGACGGGAGGTCACGCAACGAGACACGATACGCCTTCATCTCATCAGTAAGCGTTACATCATTAAGAGCAAAGTAGTCTGTTGCGCCCAAACGGTTATTTCGTTCTTGTCTAATTGCCGCCCAAGCATGATCTGGCGCGCTTTTTTCTAGCGC